CATATCGGCTCTTTTTATTTCAATAAAGTATGCAATTTTTTTAGTTTTTTTATATTTATATATGAAACTATGTTAACTTAATGTAAGAATGTTAACAAAAATGACAAAGAAACAAAAGTTTTTGGGAGAAATAATATGGCAACATTAGATGCACAAGACATAATGTTTACACCGTTTGAACCTAAGTTGAAGAATAGGTTTGTATTCAATGTAGATGGTATACCAGCATATGTCGTTAAAACAGCTAACAGACCACAAATTACTTTTGAAGAAGTTGAATTACATCATATGAATGTGAGAAGGTATGTGAAAGGTAAAGGAGCTTGGCAAACTTTACAGATTACTTTATATGACCCAATTGTACCATCTTCAGCTCAGGCAGTAATGGAATGGATTAGATTATCACACGAATCAGTTACTGGTCGAGATGGATATTCTGATTTCTACAAAAAAGATGTAGATTTTCAATTAGTAGGTCCTGTAGGTGATATTATTGAAGAGTGGAAATTGAAGGGTGCATTTATCCAAGATGCTACTTTCGGTGATTTAGATTTTGCATCAAGTGACCCGGTTGATATAACTCTTACATTAAGATATGATTACGCAATACTTCAATTCTAATTTTAAAAGCTAAGAATAATATAAGAAAACCCTTAATAATGGAGAAATATTGAGGGTTTTTTTATTTTGTATATATTTATATATGAAAGAAGTTATGAGGTTTTATGAAAAATTTTAATGAAATAATTAAACAAGTTTTAGAACACGAAGGTGGTTATGTAAATGACCCGAAAGATTTAGGTGGTGAAACAAAATATGGTATCACTAAAAGGTTTTATCCAGATGTTGATATTAAAAATCTAACAATCGAACAAGCAACAGAAATCTATAAAAAAGATTATTGGGATAAAAACAAAGTTGAATCTCTACCACAGAATTTATGGCACATCTATTTTGATATGTGTGTAAATATGGGTAAGAGAACAGCAGTCAAAGTTCTACAAAGAGCAGCTGTCAACAAAGGTAGAAATATAGAAGTTGACGGTGGTTTAGGACCAATGACAATAGGAGCTCTCAAGGGTGTTGAGTTAGATAGAGTTAGAGCTTTCAGAGTAAAGTATTATGTAGATTTAATAACAGCTAGACCAGAACAAGAGAAATTCTTTTTAGGATGGTTTAGAAGAGCAACAGAAGTTTAAATTAGGAGAAATAAAATGGCAAGTAGTAATGAATTATACGAACAAATAGAATCAGCGTTTGAAGACTTTCAATCAAATCACAAACAATTTGTAGAAAAAGGTACAAAAGCTGCTGGTGGAAGAGCAAGAAAAGCTATCGGTGAAATTAAAAAAATGGTTACGGCTTATAGACAAGCGTCAGTTTCAGAATCAAAATCTTAGGAGAAATTCTTTATGGCAAAAGAAAAATCAACACAAACAGACATAAAACAAGATGTTCAAAATGTCAATCAGATATCATATCATACTGAAACAGTAGATTTACCTAGTGGTGGAAAAACTTATCCAGAAGATTCACCATTAGCAAAAGGTGTAGTTGAAGTTAAATATATGACTACTAAAGAAGAAGATATTTTAACATCACAAAATTTAATAAAACAAGGTACAGTAATAGATAAATTATTAGAATCTTTAATTGTTACACCAGGTGTTAAAGTGAATGACTTATTGATGGGTGACAAAAATGGATTATTAGTAGCATCTAGAGTACTAGCGTATGGAGCAGAATACACAGTAAATGCACAACATCCAAATACAGGTGAAACGATAGAACATACTTTCAATTTAACAGATTGTCCTTACAAAGACTTACCAGAAGATGTTGATTATACAGAAAATGAATTTGAATATAAATTACCCATAGGTAAAAATGTAATAAAATTTAAAATTGCTACAGGTGATGATGAAGATAGAATAAATAAAACAACTAAAGCACTTCAGAAAAAATTAGGAAGAGAATCTGGTATATCAGCTAGATTGAAAGAAATTATTTTATCTGTTGACGGTGATAATAACAAACTTGGAATAAACAATTTTGTAGATAATATGTTAGCAAGAGACGCTTTAGCTTTTAGAAGAGAAATTCAAAGAATAACACCTGACATTATAATGGAACAGGATATAGAATGGGAGGGCGATACGATATCTGTGGTTATTCCAATGGATATCGAGTTTTTTTGGCCTAAAACCATCTCATAAAAAAGAGATTCACGAACAAATATTCAATATGGTTTACGCAAGTGAAGGTGCATTTGACTTCATTGCAGTTTATCAAATGCCTATTTTCTTGAAAAGATTTTATTATCAGATGTTAGCTGATAAAAAACAAGCTGAAGAAAAAAAGATGAAAGAACATCAGGCTAAAATGAAAAAATCATCAAAGAGATAAACAAACAATCTCATCAAAAACTATATTTTTTGATATTTATAAATGAATAGTTATAAGTAGTTATATGTAAAACTAATTATATGGAGAGTTTATAAATGCCAACAGGTCCAAAAAAAGAACCAATGGATTTTCAATCATTAAGTGCAGGCTTAACTTCAGCAGCCAATGACTTCGGTGAGAAACTTGCACTCCAGGCAGACAAGTTTGGTAAAAAAATGGACCAAACTCTAAAAAACATTATCAAAAAATTCAAAGAAAAACAAGAAGCAGCAAATAACAGTTGGATTGGAAAAATGTATGCCAAAATGAAAAAAGGATGGAATAAATTTTGGAGTAGTGGTATGGGTAGAGTTCTAAAATTCATTGCCGCATTCGCCGCATTGTTTATAGGTGTATTCGTTCAAGCATTTAGAACTTTTGATACTATGATGATAACATCAGGTAAACAGTTTGGTTTAATGGCGAGAGATAAAGGTGGTCTTGTAGGTTCTGTAATGGAAGCTTCTTCTCAACTTAAATATTTAGGTATGGGATTCTCAGAAATACAAGGTAGTATCGCGATAGCTCAAAATCAGTTAGGACTTATGGGTGATGACGCTATAAAGTTTTCAACTCAATTAGCTTCAACAGCATTGAACTTAGGTATATCAAACGATGAAGCTGCAGGTCTCGCAGTACAGTTTACAAGAATAATGGGTTTATCAAAAGAAAATGCTAAAAATATGATTGAAGGTTTTGGAGCATTAGCGTACGCACAAGGTGTTAGTCCTTCTGCAGTAATGAAAGACATAGCACAAAATACTGAATTTTCAGCTAAGTTTTCTAAGGGCATGGGTACTAATATATTAAACGCCTCTATTCAAGCTAAAAAATTAGGTGTAAATTTAGCATCAGTAGAAAAAGTTATGTCAGGTTTACTAGACTTTGAAAATTCAATCACAAAAGAAATGGAAGCAAGTGTTTTATTAGGTAGACAACTGAATTTTGGTGAGGCTAGAAGATTAGCATTAATGGGTGATGTATCAGGTGCTATGGGTAGTATATTAAATCAAGTAGGTGGACAAGCGGCATTTGATAGAATGAATGTTTTAGAAAGACAAGCGTTAGCAGACGCTATAGGAGTGAGTGTAGGAGAACTAGCTAAATTTGCATCTGGAGCTGAAGCAGCTGGAGCAGAAGCTGCATATCTAGAGGCAGAAGCTAAAGCAGCTATGGAAGAAGCAGCTGAAGGTGCTAGAAGGTCTTTAAGTCCGATAACTGATATGAAAGCTGCAATGTATGATTTTTGGTTAATATTAGTTCAAAATCTACAACCAGCGTTTGAAGCTGTAACAAAAGTAATTAATAAAGTAACTACTGCATTAAAAAACTATTTTGATTCAGGTAAGGCTGACGGTGAATCAAGTTTTCAATGGCTTAAAGACTTTCAAAAAACAATGGACAAATTTGTAAAAGATTTAGAAGGAGAAGGTGGATTAGAAAAGGCTATTGATAACTTATTTATAAGTATAAAGACAATGGCAACAAATTTCTTTAAAGACATTATTGATATGTTTACAGGTGAAACAGCTAAGATGTTATTGATAGTAGGTGGTGTTCTTACTGGTCTAATGTTGATAATTTCTATGTTCTCTAAAAAAGCAATAGTAGGCGCTGCAGCATTCGGAGTTATGGCATTAGGTTTTGCAGCACTCGCCGCATCATTCTATT